TCAGATGAGCGACAACATCCTCATCCATTTCTTTTCCTTGAAAGAAACACTTCTTTACAATATCATTGAATTCACCAACTTCACCAGATAGACCAATAGATGCAGTAAGTAACCTTGTCGGTTCTACACCTTGTTCTTCTATAATATCAACTGCATCACCAAAATCATCAATGTTCTTGGTTGCATCACTGGATACTTCATCAACAAATTCTTGATAATCTTTTAATAAATCACCAGTTAGTACAGGTGCTTTACTATTTGCAAATTTCTTTGATTGTCTTTTAAGATTGCCTGTTGGTTTTTTATAGCTTTGTTTATATACTTTGTATGCTTTACCAAATACATCTCTTGCCTTTGCACCACCACCAGCAGGATCAAATATATGTTTTCTGTACTTCATAACAACATCAGCACTTATCTTTTTAAAAAACTTTCTATCTAACATTATTCCTCAAACTTTTCTGGATTATAACCTTGATCTTCTGGTGATGATGATACTTCTTCCCACTTATGCCTACAGTTCCAAACTTCATTATTCATATCACCAAACTCTGCAATTATTTGCTCTCTTGTACCAGAGCCAAAGTTTATTTTAGCAACACATTCTTCTCTTGTTTTATCATCATATGCACCTATGTAAACATACTTGGTATTGGCAGGTGCTTTTTCTGCCATGCTATTAGTAACTGAATTACTATATTGATTGAACCCTGTTTGTATTTCTTTCTTTGCATTAGCAGCAGAATGTCCTAATTCTTCTAATCTTTCTTTTGATTCTTTTAGTATCTGATTTGGAAACTTGCCTGTTGATATACCATCAACTATAATACTCCTCATATCATTACCAACTACATCTGTAAATCTTGATGATAGTTTAGATTCTACACTCACAAGCAAACCTCTTAATGCAGTTTCAGTTAGTGGTGCTGTAGTTGTATATGTGTTTTCTAATATGCTAACTACACCTGATGCCATTGTGCTTGATATTGCTGCTGATTGTTTTAGTTTTAATGCTTGACCTATATCAAGTCCTGCTAATATTTCTATTGCTTCTTCTGATGTTTTGCCATCAACAAGTTGTAGTAATGCAGCAAAAACCTCATCATAAGATTGGTCTATCTTCTTTGCAAGTTCATCTGCTTTTGATTCTAAATCATCAAATATATCTGCCACTAATCTAATAACTCACTAACTGATTTGCCTGATTCCCAAAACCTACAAGACCAGTATCTTGCTTTGGTCTTATCTTTAGGTGGATTACTATCACACTTATGCCTTGCTCTAAATGATGCCCTTCTTGTATCTGAATCTCTTTTGATAGATAGATTAGGATCACCAAATGTAACTCTAACTACATTACCCTTGTTGTTCTTAACAAACACCTCAAACTTCTTTCTACCAAAACTTGGTGAGCCTTTGGCTATTCTTCTTGGTTTATTAAGTGTTACTGATTTGCCTTGATATTCTGCCATTATACTGGTTTTGTAAGTGCTTCTACAAGTGGTGATTGACCTTCTGGCACTTCTTCTTCTTTTTGTTGTCTTTCAAATATGTGGTCAAATGCTGCCTCTCTATCTTCAAAACCATCTGGATTCATCTGCATCAATATATCTGCTTCATCAATTAAACCTTTTCCAAGCATCCACTCCCACTTCTCAATCTGTTCTTTAGGTGATAGTATTTCTGTAGATTCACTGAAATCAACTACCTCAAGTTCATTAGCAGTATCTGACATCATCTCATGCATTAGTATGGTTTTCTCAAGTTCAAACAGTTCATACTCTACTCTTGTGTACTTATCTATATCAGATTTTCTATCTTCTTGTAGTTCTTGGTTTCTAATTCTTAATGCTACACCTGATTCAGCAGTAGTACCATCTGCAAATGAAGTTGGTAGATGATAGTTTTGTGCTAACATTTTGTATGATTCTTTTATACCTTCTGTTAGTGCAGGTACTGAATTTGGTGGTGCAACTATTGACATATTACCATCAACACCTAAATAGAACATTGAATCTTGTGATACTTGTAGTGCTTCTTTATCTATATCAGAACCATTTACAAAAGCATATCCAAATGATTGAAAGTGTATGTTGGCTGCTTTATTTGTTTCTGCAACATTTATAAGTTCATTAGTTTGTATTAAATCATTAGCCACCTCTGTATCAAAGTATGCATACTCTGGTCTGCACTCTCTAAATAACTCTACAAATGGCAATACGCCATAAAAGTTTGTATGGTCTGGATTGAGTTCATCAGGCATTATCTTGCCATTCTTATCAAACACAAACTGATTCTCTGCATCCCAGTATTGAAATAACTCTGGTGTTGTATCAAGAACTGCTGATTTAGCAGATAATGGATAAGTATAACCTACTGGATGTAATGGATCATCATCAAATATAGGCTCAAAATCATGTATTACATCATACTCTAATCTCTCATTCCTCCATGTTACTTTAATAAGTATGTTATCAAGCAGGTTTGTATACCTCTCTGCCCTTTGCATTTTTTCTTGTTTCATGTATTGCATATCAAGTATATCTGGATTTGTATATACTCTTTTAGGCTCAACCATGTAAACTAAAGATGTTCTATCTATCACCCTTTTAGTTACATTAACATTTGCAATAGGTATAGGTGATGCAAAGTTAAAGAACTGATTAGTATAGTATTCTGTTCTGCCATTGTAATAATCAAGAGCCTTTTGCCTGTTATCTCTAAAAGTATTTTTTTCAGATTGCTGATAGTCAATCTTGGCTAATTCTACTAATTGTTGTGGTGAATAAATCATCTATCTACGCTCCATAATTTTGGTCTATTTACTGGAAATTCATAAGTAACTGCATATCCAAGTGCATCAGATATGTGTGTAAGCATTTTGTTGCTTTTATCTATCTCTCTTGTGCCTTGTTTATTAACTACTTTTTCTAAATCATTAATTAAATTTTTACATCTTGGATCAATAATCATATTGCCAGATAATGCTTTATTCATAGCATTTACTCTGTTAATCACCTTTGGATTGATGTGCTTCACCTTAACTATGAAATGCCTTTTTAAAATACTTATATCACTATATGCTGCTGATGAGCCTCTTGCTCTACCTGTAGCATCAGGATAGCAGAAGTACTGATTGTTAGGATATTTATCTTTTATGGTTAGTGCCATTCTCTCTGTTAATAAATCTCCATCTCCTTGATGTGATAAGGCAAATGTATCAAATACCCTGATTTGTGGTGCTTGTTCATACCTTTGGAATAAACAGAAAGATAAGGGATCATTGTTGAAGTCTGCCCCAATGTAGATAGGTTTGTTTGGGTTGTAGTCCACTTTGGAAACATTTTTTTCTCTATTGAAGGCATAATAAGTTGCACCTTGACTTAAATTAACAAATTGACCATCTCTGTATGCTTGTAGCATCTTTTCATCATAGTTAGATTCTAATAAATCTATATATTTTTGTGGTAGATATGTATTATCTGTTGATTTGCCATGAACTAAATGCCTATCATCACTTTCATTTTCAACAAATACATAATGTGTATAATGAAACCCTTCTGGTGATGTTACTATATACAGTTCAGTATCTTCACATCCTCTCATCCTACCAATAGCTTTTTTAAATGCCATATCACAATTCTTCCAGCTCTCAACATCAAACTCATCAATACCACAAAATGTATATTCACTACCAACTATTCTATGTGGCATCTGTAACTGATAAATCTTTATGTTTCCTGCTGCTGTTATAAACCTATGCTCTGCTCTCTTGTACTCATATGGTATCTTGTACTGCTCAAGCATCTCACAAAATGGTTCTACAAATAATTCATTAGCAAGATCATATGTTGGATAGAGTATAAGTCCAGATGATTTACCTGTTTTGTTTACTCTTTTAAATAGATTGACAAATGTCTTTCTTAAAAATACATGAGTCTTACCTGCACCAAACCCTGCAACAAGTGCATTGATTGGTTTCTTTGATGTCAAAAAATCCCACTGATGAGGAAAGTAATTATCTTTATTGAATTTAAGTAACATCTACAAATTCAACACCAGATACTGGATTATTCCATTCAATCTCATTCTTTTCTGTTTGGTCTAAATATTGCTTAC